AGTGCTGTATATGGACAAATTGCTGGTGCAACAATTATTTCAGACAATGATACAATTCTTCTTACTGGCCAGCCGAGTTCTATATGCATTGCTGCAACAGATCTGCCTTTATTAACTCGAACAAGTTTTGGTAATATCATGGTAAAATCTAATATTTCATCCATAGTGAAATTTTAATAAATGAGGGACTTTTGTCCCTCATTTGTCTTTTTTAAAAAAATATGATATAATATATTTATAAAAGATAGAAGGTGAAACAATATGAATATGCGATATTTAATTGATAAACTTAATTATTATACTGATTTATATGACCAAGGACATCCAGAAATTTCTGACAAAGAATGGGATGAACTTTATTTTACATTGAAACAAGAGGAAAAAGAAACTGGTGTAATATATCCAGATTCACCAACCCAGCATATTCATTATGAATCTGTTTCTAAGCTAAATAAAGTTACTCACGATCATCCCATGCTTTCTCTTGATAAAACAAAAAATATTCAAGAAGTTAATGAATTTCTTCAAGCACAACCTTTCGTTGCTATGTTTAAAATGGATGGTTTAACTTGCTCATTGACATATGAGCATGGAGAACTTATTAAAGCTGAAACCCGCGGAAATGGAATTATTGGAGAAGATATTTTGCATAATGCAAAAGTTGTAAAAAATATTCCATTAGAAATTCCTTATGAAGGACGTTTAGTAGTAGATGGAGAGATCATTTGTCGTAAAGATGACTTTATCCCATTTCAAAAAGAATATAAAAACCCAAGAAATTTTGCTTCTGGCAGTATAAGACTTCTTTCTTCTGAAGAATGTAAAAAAAGAAATCTTAGTTTTGTTGCCTGGGAGATGATTGAAGGTTATCCTAATATTAAAGAATTTTGGCTACGGTTAGAGCAGCTTTATAACATTGGTTTTACTATTGTTCCAATGGTTTGTGATAGGCAATGGGTTGATGAAGCACTTGAGGTTATTCAAGAACAATTTAAAGAAGAACATGCTATTTATCCTATTGATGGATATGTCTTTAAATTTAATGATGTAGATTTTGGTAAAAAGCAAGGTCAAACAGATCATCATTTAAAAAATGCAATCGCATACAAACTTTATGATGAAACATATTCAACTCGTTTAAAATATATCCAATGGACAATGGGAAGAACTGGCGTTCTTACTCCAGTAGCAGTATTTGATCCTATTGATATTGATGGTTCAACAGTAGAAAGAGCATCTCTTCATAATGTAAGTATTATGAGAGAAATTCTTGGTGATTGTGCTTATGTAGGCGAGCCTCTCCAGGTTTATAAAGCAAATCAAATTATTCCTCAAATTGCGGAGGCTGGACCAAAATATGATTATGGTTATGTGATTGCTCATGGTGGAGTATCTGCTAACGATGTTATTGAAAGATGTCCTATATGCAGCGGTGATGTTGCATATATAACCAGTGATGATGGAGTAATTAACGCATATTGTGATAATCCTCTCTGTGAAGGTAAATTAATAAATAGACTTGAACATTTTTGTGGGAAAAAAGGTCTTGATATTAAAGGGTTATCTAAAGCTACTTTTCAAAAGTTAATTGATTGGGAATGGCTTGAAAATCTTGAAGGAGTTTTTAATCTTAATCAATATAGAAATGAATGGATTAAGAAGCCTGGTTTTGGAATAGCTTCTGTAGATAAAATCTTAAAATCAATAGAAGAACATAGACATACAACCCTTGATGCTTTTATATCTGCGATTGGTATCCCCCTTATAGGGCGGACCGCCGCAAAAGATTTAACAAATTATTTTGAAACATATGAAGATTTTCGTGACGCGGTAATGGATGATACTTATAATTTCTTTATTTTAGATAATTTTGGTGAAGAAATGAATAATAGTATTAAAAACTTTAATTACGCGGAAGCTGATAGAATTTCTAAACTTTTAATTTTTGAAACCCCTGTTGTTAACAACATTCAAATAAATAATAGTCTTACAGGAAAAACTATAGTTATTACGGGAAAACTTACTACGTTTAAAAATAGAGCTGAATTAAAAGCCGTTATTGAATCTCATGGTGGGAAGGTATCAGATTCTATTTCTGGCAAGACTGATTTATTAATTAACAATGATGTAAATAGTACATCATCTAAAAATAAAGCTGCAAAGGCACGCAATATACCTATTGTTTCAGAACTAGATTTTATGAAGCAATATATTGAAAACTAAAGAAAATTTTTATATAATATAATTGTAAATAAGATGAATAGTTACGAAGAGTTGTAATTCAGATATGAAAGCAAAAAAGACAAAAATAAATATTTTATTCACCAGTAATTTTTCTTGACTTTATAAAAAATTTTTGATATAATAAAAATACAGGTGATAAATATAGTTCATCTTAAAGAAAAAAAACATTGTTTAATTATAAGGAGAAAAGAAACTATGCTAAAAGAAAATAGTAAGATTGTTTATGATTTTGTAAAGGCTCATGATGGTGAAGATTTCACCGCACAGGATATTGCAGATGCAACTGGACTTTCCGTCCGTTCTGTTAATGGTATTGTAACTTCCGCTTTTCAGCGCCATAAGGATAAGGATAAGAATGAGGTTCCGCTAATGGTTCGTGTTCCTGCTGAGATTCAGGATCCTGAGACTGGCCTTCATAAGGCAATCAAGTTCATCCAGCTCACAGATGCAGGTCGCGAGTTCGATCCCAACGCTGAGGACTAATTTGATTATACAGTGAGGGTTAGATAAAAATATCTAACCCTCATTTTTTGCATATTGGAGGAATTATGATATTATTAATATTAGGTTTTATCTTTCTAATATGCAGTCTAATTCTTTTTTACAAAGCAAATCAAATTAAAATTAATAAAAATAAAGAGCAAGAAAACTATGAATAGTTATTAAATAAACAAATTTATCAATTAGAGCAAGAACGAGAAACTTTAATTAATTCTCAAATACATAAAAAAGAAGAAATTAATCAAGATTTATTAGAGTGGCAAGAATATCGTAAAAAAGAAATTGAAGCATATATAGAAAGTCAAAAACAATTAGCCGATCAAACTGTAAATACAGTATATGAATCTGCCCAAAAGCAAATTTCAGATATTAATAATGATATTCAAAACACTCGTAATATAGCATTGCAAGAAAAAGAATAGATACAAACTGAAATTGATAAATTAAAAGCCTCATTAAGTGCGGGTGTTGAAGCCCGTCTCCGCGAACAAGAGAAAAAAGATAAAATTAATTTTTATAAACTTTCTATTTCTGAAGCGGATTTAGCTGATGTAAAAATGTTATAGAATTTAAAATCTTCTTTTCATAAGCCTGTTGTTTTAAGTAAACTTATATGGACTCAATATTTCCAAAAACAAATGACAGAATTATGTGATAGAGTTTTAGGAAAAAAGACTATTTGTGGTATTTACAAAATTACTAATTTATTAACAGAACAATGTTATATTGGTCAAAGTGTTAATATTAGTGATCGATGGAAACAGCATTGTAAATGCGGTTTAGGTATTGAAGCATCAGCTACCAATGTTTTATATAATTCTATGCAACGAGATGGTGTATGGAATTTTAGTTTTGAATTATTAGAAGAATGTTCTCGTGACTTATTAAATGAAAAAGAGGCTTTTTGGATTGATACATATAGTAGTAATATTTATGGTTTAAATACTATGAAAGGAATTTCTAAATAATGGATTTTAAAAATACACATGTTTACAACTTTGAGGGAAGTTTTTATGGTATGAGAAATCCCAAAAATAGTTGGGATAAGAGCGACAGCTTTTTTGGTATTGTAAATCTTGATTATATAAGTGAAGATATGGAAATTGCAGACGAATGGGTTAAAGCCTTTCATCCTGATTTAAATTGGCCAGAAGAATTTACTGATGAAGGCTGCAATCTTGCAGAAGAATATGCAGATAAACTTATTAAAAATGGTGTTTTAAGATTAAATGATAATGATAATGTTGCAGATTTAGCTTTTATCGGTCCACAGGATATGAAACTGGCTCAGACTCTTATTAAAGCTGGTCCTGAACACCGCAAATTTTTACGTCAAATCTTTGTATCTGTTGATATTACTGCTCCACTTTACTGGTGGAAAGAAATGGATACTTATAAAGTAGCAACTGTTGCCAATAGTACATCAACTATGCACAAGCTAACAAGTAAACCTATTACTCTTGAAAGTTTTGAAGTTGATGACTTTAATCCAGAAATCGTATATTACGAAATTCCTGGTGCTCAAAATGATATTGGTATGTTTGCAGATTTTATGATTGAACAACTTGAATTTCTTCGCCAAAAATATCTTGAAACAAAAGACAAGAAATATTGGAAAGAATTGGTGCGGTGGCTGCCAAATGGTTGGCTTCAAACAAGAACTTGGACAGCTAACTATGAAACTATTCGTGCAATTTGTTCTCCTGGGCAAAGACGTTTCCATAAATTAAATGAATGGGGCGGGCATGATGATCCATCTAAAAATAATTTTATTAAATGGGCAAGAGAACTTCCATATGCTCAATATTTAATTTTTGATGATGAAAATATTCCTTTTCAAATTGAAAAATAAAAAATAAAATGTTATAATATAATTACAAGATGAAAATTATATTATAAATGAAAAGGGAAAAATCACAAATGACTAAAAAAGAAGCATTTATTAAAATTATTCAGACAGAAATTTTTGATCGAATGGATATTTATGCAGAAAATTATCCAGATGAGTATGAACTTGCCGCATCTTTTTGGGAAGATTTTAAAGATGGAAAGGTAAAAAATTCAGGAGCTATGACAGAAAATGGTAAGAAGCTACTTTCTTGGATGCAAGAGAATGTAGATACAATGACTAATCTCTTTACATCTAAAGAAGCAGCTGAAGCTCTTTTTACCTCAGGTCGTTCTATCGCTGGCTCTATGCGAAAACTGGTAAATGATGGATATGTTGAAAAGACTGGTAAAGATCCTGTTCAGTATTCTCTTACTGAAGCTGGTAAAAATTATCGGTTTGACAATTAAGAAAAATTTTGTTATAATATAAGAGTAAAAAGTTGATTGACAAGGAGAAATAAATAAATGAAAGCAAACGCAAGATTTATTAACACAGAAAAGATTGAAGGATACGTTTATAGTACAGGCAGTAATTTTAATCAGCTTTCTGAAAGGGTTACTGGAGAAAATTCCAAGAATCCTGGTACTAAGTATATCGCTGGTGATCTTGATGTTGCCGTAGATGATACTGGTCTGAATGTGATTACCATTCACTATACTTATGTAACCGAAACTTACAAGAGTGGTCAGAAGAGTGGTCAGACTAACAACACTTATACTGCGCTCAAGAGAATCATTGATAATCCCGATAAGACTTGGGTAAATGGCGGTAAGGATAATGCATTTAAGGTTCAGTGTACTGGAACTTCTATCGCACTTAACGATTTTATCGCAGGTGATGGTTCTAAAGTTGCGGCGATCAGGAATGAAAATGGTTTCTGTTCTATCGTGAATGAGCTTGGATCTGAAGCAGAAAGAAATACTTTTACAGCAGATATGCTGATTACAAAAGTAACTCATATTGATGCAGATCCTGAGAAGAATATCGCAGAAGATTTTACAACTGTTAGTGGTGCCATTTTTGGATATGGTCCAGTTCTTCTTCCTGTATCTTTCGTTGTTCGTAATGAAATGGGAATGAATTATTTTGAAAATCTTGATGCCACTCCTTCTAAGCCTGTTTTTACAAAGGTTTGGGGACGTATTAATTGCATGACCATTAAGACTGAAAGAACTGAAGAGTCTGCATTTGGTGAAGCAGCAGTTCAGACTTATGAGAGAAAGAGTCGTGAATATGTTATCACTGGCACTGCAAAGGTTCCTTATGATTTCGGTAATGAGGAAGTTCTTACCGCAGCAGATGTAAATAAGATGACTCAGGATCGTCAGGTTATGCTGGCAGAAATTGAAAAGAGATATAATGAGCGTCAGGCTAATAAGGCCACGGGTGGAGTTAGCTTCAATGCGGCTGCCGCAACAAAGCCTGCTCAGACTGTACCTGAAGGTGGATTTGTATTTTAATAAAAGGGGGATTAATCCTCCCCCTTTCTTTTAAAGAAAGGATATTATAATTATGGCAGATATTGATATTTTTAGTATCCAACCACACCAGGTAAGTCGTGATCTTCGCGGTTATTCCGTATTTTTCTATGGTGGTTGGAAAACTGGTAAAACCACAATCGCATCAAAATTTCCTAATGCGCTTCTTCTTGCCTTTGAAAAAGGTTATAATGCATTGGCAGGTGTTCGTCCACAGCCAATTAATTCTTGGGCAGAATTTAAGAAAGTTTTACGCCAGTTAAAGGATGCCCGCGCAAAGGAAATGTTTGAAACAATTATTGTTGATACCGCCGATATTGCCTATGACTATTGTACAAAATATATTTGTGATAATGCTCAAAGGTCTGACGGCGGTTATGGGGTAGATTCTATTTCTGATATTCCTTTTGGTAAGGGATATGGAATGGTTGAAAAAGAGTTTGATACTGCACTTCGTTCTATTGTCCAGATGGATTATGGTCTTGTAATCATTTCACATGAAACTGATAAGACATTTACAGATGAAGCAGGTAATCAGTATAATAAGATTGTTCCTACTCTTGATAAAAGAGCAAATAATATTTGTGCAAGAATGTGCGATATTGTTGGATATTCTCGTGCAGTAACAGATAAAGATGGAAATCTTAGTACCAAACTTTTTATGCGAGGAACCCCTCGTTATGAAGCTGGATCAAGATTTAAATATACTCCAGATTTTATTGATTTTTCATATGAAAATCTTGTAAATGCTATCGCAACTGCTATTGACAAGCAAGCTGAAGAAGATGGCGCGCAGTATTTTACAGATACTCGTAAAAACGCATATGAAGATACAACTAAAGATCTTAATTTTGATGAGCTTATGAAAGGCTGCAATGATCTAATTAAGGAAATGATTGGTAATAATTCTGATGAGGTCTTTAAAGAATTTTATCAGCCTCGAATTGTGCAGATTACTGATCGGTATCTCGGTCGAGGCCAGAAGATGAGCCAGTGCTCTCGCGAGCAAGTTGAAGCTCTCTCTCTAATCTATGATGATCTCCTCTTACTTTCCAAAGAGACAAAATCAGAATAATTATAAATATATATGGACTTGTCAAAGGACTGCAATACTTTGACAAGTCTTCTTTTTTTTGTTATAATATAAATAGAAAAATATTGAAAAGGAGATGTTGTAAATGGCTCATAAAGTAAAATGCCTATATTGTGGCGAGCAATTTGATAGAGATACTGAACCAACAAAACAAGTCTCCGCACGTAGATATGCTCATATAAAATGTTGGGAAGATCATATAGCCAATATGTCTCAAGAGGAAAGAGATATTGAGGCTTTTTATGACTATACAAGAAAATTATTTGGAGAAGATTATAATTATATTTTAACTAAAAAACTTGCTGAAAGATACGTTAAAGAAAATAACTATACATATAGTGGTATGTTAAA